TTCGTTTCTTTTTCTTTTCAACAACAACCACTTCTGTCGGTGCTACCAAACTCTGTGCCATCTCATATTCACGTTGGTCCCCTGATAAATATTTACCAATTAAAGAAACCATTTTACGTTGAAAAGCAATCTTGTCATCGGGTCGTTTCCATTCTGTCATCTTTACAATGAAATTATCCCACGCTCTCTGCGCTCCCTCTAACCAACCATTTTCCCCTAATTTCATCCAATCCTCACGAGACCGATAACTCCACGCTCCTTCTGTCGGCTTTTCTCGCATTAAATCGACTTTCATCGCATTCTCTAATTGTTGTTTTGTGTCTTTTGATAATTTCTCTTCATATCTCATAAATTGTTCGTGAGTTGGAACATTTTTTTCAATCTCTTTCAAAGTTTTTCCTGTTAAAATATCAACTTTATCTGGTGTATATTCATGTTGCTCTCCTAATTGAGGTCCTTCCATTATCACAGTTGTTCCCAAAATTCTCAAAAATTCAACCTCTTTGGTTTGATCGATTTCTTTTAACCGATATTCTCCATATCCAATCTTAATTCGCAAATTCATTGCCGTTGTTTGATAAAGAAACGGAATGTTTGGTAATGGTCTTAAATCAAGGAAACGATTCAATTTAACGATTTGAGTCCGTTTTTGCCAATGATACCACGCAAATTTCTCTCGTGAAATGTCTTTCACCTCAAATGTTTCCTCCAATTCTGGCGCTTTTAACCAGTCTAACTGGAATTCCGCCAAAATCTTATTCTGTAATTCAAGACCCACTGCCCGTAATTCATCAACCTCCTCTGGGCTTTCCGGATCTAACCACATCTCACCCCATTCCGGCACTAAATCATCAGGTCCTTCCGCTCTACGATTTAATACCACCATTTTCTCATCCATTCCCGCAAATGGTCCATCATCTATCATCGCCTTACCATCTGTTTGTGCTCGTTTCGCCGCCAAATTATATACCTTACGGCGCTGTATCATATTCGGGTATTCCTCAAACTCTTTTACCGCATTCGTAAATCGTGGTGATAATCGTTCGATGGAACGTTGAAACTCTGGTGTTCCAACACGGAATGGCACTAACTCTGTTCCCATCTTACGCATACTATCCGGATCCCACCCAAACTCAATTCCCATATGTAGCCAAAAAAGAACCGCATTATCCCATCCCTCAAAAGTTGATTGAAAATCTCCAATCGGTCTTGGCGTCGGTAAAGGAAATGTTGTTGTAATCCAAACCTGTAATTGTGATAATAATGCCATCTTCTTACGACCCGTAATATCTCGCAGATATCGATCCTGAATCACTTCCTCTCTCAAATTTGCCACACTAATACCCTGTTTCTGTAATTGGGCTCTCAATTTGGACGCATAAGAACTATAACTCGGCAAATTACGAGACCAGATTAAAATATTTTTGATTGAATCCCAAAATCCCTGTGCGTCCAACTGGCTACTCAAATCAATCGTATTCATCACAAAATGTATTGTCTCCGCAATTTCACGAGCATCATCTAATTCAGTGATATTACCACCTTGTTGAACCCATTCTGTTCGAAATTCAGGATCTGTTGTGATCGGCAATTCCTTTTCAATGGAAAAAACCGAAGTTGTTAAAGTCTGTTTATCTATTGGAACTGATGTCGATGCCTCTCGTGCCTCTCGAATCACCTGTGCGTCCGTCTTCTCCCATATCGAACGACTCTCCCTTAAATTACCACTCTTCTTCGAAAAACCCTCATATGAATCCGCCTCTATATCACTTAATGCCGCACCACAAAACTTACAAACCATATAAGCACCTTCCGGGACTCCATAAGTTCCCACAAACTCTTTATACGCATCATCCACATAAGCAGGGTCAGTCACATGATTTGCCTGATAAAGGTCATATTCGTGAATACAACCTAAAACCTGTTGGGAACTCAAACTGATAATACGGCAACCAATTTTAAGACCCTCGCTTTGGAATAAAACCATCATCTTCTCCGCACGCAGTTCATGGTCTTTCGTCGATTTCTTAATCTCTATCACACGTGGATCGTAATTCTCTTCCTCTACTTTTGTCCCCTCTTTTGATGATTCATTTCCTCCTGTCTGGATATCCGGATATATCTTCGGCTCTTCCACTGGTTTTACCGGTTCTTGGAGATTCTTCAAAACCTTCTCAAAATCTTTTAACTCATTTTCTAATCGTGATTTCGCACCTTTTAAGATCTCCTCTGTTCGTGGCATACAACTTGACTCATAAGCACATTCTAATGCTTGACCCCACGACTTATTTTGAATCACTTCTCCCGGTAATTCACACATCTGGTAAAAATTACTTCGAATCATATCCAATTTCCACCCATTATTCCATTCATATACCTTATCTCCTACTTTTGCCAATTGTCCCGTCTCATAAATCGTATCGTCTCTCTCTAATTCCTTCAAATCTTCATATTCCTTCACAAAAGTCTTCACACAAATTTCACTTTCTTCTGGCTTTTCCTTTGCTTTGTCCTTTTCTAAGATTTCCTCAAACTTCTCAATCTGCTGAATTGCCGTTCGATGCTGAATAATCTGTTTTTCCAAAGTTTGTATCGTATTCTTGATTTGTTTTTGATTTACTACTATGTTTTCTCCTCCCTCCTGGTTATTCTCAACTGGTGCTTGTTTTACATTTAACGTAATATTTACCAAATTAGGATTCATCTCTTGAATCACACTCTCATACCACGACTTCCATAATGGATATGGAACATCATGCCATTGAAAATGATATTTGGCTAAATAATTCTTCCAATCATCAATCGATATTGTCTTTACTAACTTTGAACGCTCATGATTTAAAATATCAATTGGCTTTGGAATCGATTCTGCTAAAAATTCATCCCATTTACTTTGTTGTGTCATACCCGCACCCGCCCACAATAAAGTTGGTCTGTCAAAAGTCAGCAACGGACTTTCTGGTTCTGTCTCCTCTCCCTCCTTTGGAATATAAGTCCATTTCTTTGTTTCTCCATTCCATTGAAACTGAACCCAAGGTATCGCCCCGTGGGAAATTAACAATCCTTGGTCTCCCGGTTTGCTCCCCTCTCCCAATTGGACTCCCACACTAAAACGATCAGCATCTATTACACTTACTTTCGTCGAATAAACACCATCGATATTCGGGACACAATTCGTCTGGAATAATCGAATATGAGAACCCGTTCGAAGACCGTGATTGGGTGCGGTAATAATCGCATTCTCTCCTGTCTCGATTTTCGTAATTTTAGACCGTATTCGCATCATCGACTGTGATGGCATTCCCTCACCACCTTGGGCGTTCCATAAAAAACGAAGATCGCCTTTCGTATTTGAACCCGTTATACCTGTTGTCGGTAATCGAGCAATTGCTACAATCTGTGCGCTCGTCCCATTTTCAAGATTCTTTTCAATCGTCTTTAACCATTTTCCAGAAGCATCCTTGACATCAACCTTCTCAATTAAGGGTGCTTGAAAACGAGTTCCAGACCAAGTTGGTTCTAAAAGATTCCAATAACGAAGCGCATCTCCATCAACTTCCATTTGAACTCGATTTCCTAAAACAGGCTCTTGTGGGTTCGCATCCGGATTAATTATACTCTCATTGATAACCGACAACTCCCACAAACGACGCTTATACACATCATACTTAATCTCACGATTTCGATATTGCTCTTCTATCTTATCTCGGGTCTCAAACAACTCTGCCATTTCAACAAGATGGTAAGAACGTGGATCAATCGGTGGCTGATTCGGCTTTGGCTCAAATTGTTCCACACGCTCCGCCTCCGTCCCCGGACGCCAATTCTCCTCATCGTCCTTCGTATAATACAAATTCGACTTATCTAATACAACTGGCAATAACCAAGGAATATCCCATTTGTTATTACGAAGACTCTGGAATAAATTGTCTTTGCGAGAACCCATCGACATCTGCGCTCGTGCCGTTCGATTTAATTCAAGCCAAGTTCTCACATCATCACTGACACGACGCTGAACTGCCGCTCGATTCTGCTGGTAAATCGGTAATCTTCTCAATAAGGATTGTTCCAATTCTGTCTCATAAATACTATCCTCATCAAAAACTAACTCATAATCCGGAACAGCCTCTTCTTGGGCGACTGTAATGGTAGTATCCTCAACATTTGCACCTAATGTCTCCTCCCATAACTGATTTACATTATTCACTTGCTCGATATTGTCTTCTTTTTGAATTGTTATCGTTTCTTCTTCTTCCGCCATATTCATATAGGGAGAACTACCCTACAAGAAAAGACGAATATTTTTATGAAGAAGAAACTCCCCCAATTACTCAAAGAATAATTAGGATGTCTTTAAATTCATTTTTTCTATGAGGTGATTGTGTTTTTTTGTTGGTTGGTATTAGATACGATGACATTACCGCCAAATTATATATCGAGACCAAGTGTGAGATTTTCATCACAGCCACCGGTTGTTTATAGTAGTATGAATCCGCAACAGGCGGGAGGAGTTTCCAAGAGTTCATTTGGTTTTCCGCAGATTAATTTATCGAGTTGGTTTGGAACGACAGATGGTAAATTTTTCAGTCGCATTTTAATTTCATTTTTGATATTAGGTTTTTTGGCATTTGTTTTACACAAATGGTTTAATCGTCGTTTAATGGAAGATGCTTCTTATCAACCAAATTGTCCTACTTGGTTAATGGGTAGTCCCATTCCAGGAACTTGTTCGCTTGGTAAGAAGGTCAAAAAAGAAGAGGAATCTGATAGTGAGGACGAAGAAGAACACTTTGAGGATAAAGAAGAGGAAAAGCCAAAACCGAAGGCAAAGGCAGTTCAAAAGAAAAAGAAAGAAAACTTTGCTGTTTTAGGGAAGCCACGACCGGACGAACAAGGAGGTCGTGATTTACAAAGTTATACCCAGTTTCGTTCATCTTATGGACCAAAAGAAATTCCACATGAATACGCAACTTGTTTAACAACAAACCCAGATAATAGACAGACGTGTGATTTTTGGAAGAACTTGGATGCGGAGCCACGTCCTATCCGTAAATTGATGCGAGCGAATGACCGACAGGATGTTATTCCATTATCAACACAGTATCCAATGTTCGAGAATTTTGTTCCTCAGGCGATGCCAAGTATGGAGTCTTATGGTAATTATGCGCCGGTTCATTTTTAAAAATAGATTACCATTTGATTTTCTTTTTTAACAAAACCACATTTCTCATAAAATGTTATATTGGAGTCATTACAATCTAAAATAATTTTATAAACTTTTTTGTTTTCCTCAATTTGTTTGATAAGGAAAATCATTAATTTCTTTCCTAATCCTTGTCCTTGTAAGGATGGATGAACCACAACATCTTCAATATGAGCCACCATTGAACCTCCACGACTCCATTTAAATTCATAAAGCACAGATGCAGTTGCTAAGATAGTTCCATTTGATTCATAAACCCATATCTCTTTGTTGGGTGATTGTTGAGAGAAGTATTGAAGAAATTTATCTTTTGTATAATCTCCCAGGATAGTAAGATGTGTTAAAATATGAGGAAACCCTTTTTCATAATCTGTTTCTTCTAAAAGACGAAACATTCTATATGGTTAGAACATATTTTGTTTTTTGAGTTATTTCTCAAAAAACTTATTGTTTCAAGATTTCAAAAATATGGGATTCAACCCAATCTTCCCAACCAGGAACAGGGGGAAGCGGGCTTCGCTGTCTCCATAATTGACGATGCGATTCCCATTCTTTCTCCAATCCAGAAGCATGCTCTTTTAATTTCTCAACACAATCATTAAAATAATTAATCAGTTCATCAGGCTTTTTATGAAGAGCAATACGAATAATGACAACGTGATCTTGTGGGTGTGGAATACGATATCCAATATATTGAACTTCTTTATCACGTCGAATACGTTGCGTCCAATGATTCGCAATCGTTTCATTTTCATATGAAATTGTAAAATCGAATGCTTGTAAATCACCTGTATATTTTTCGACACGAATTACATCGTGAATAGACCAGGGGGGTCGATTTTGGGCTTGTTCTTGAAGACGATCAAGAATGACTTGCATTTTGTGATATCGTTTTTCAAGGATGAGACAAGCAGTGGGAATAATTTCTTGGACGGGATACGCACCCAATGATTCCATTGTAAAAATGAACTCAACGGGATGTCCCTCTTTGGTTCTCCAAACGGCTTGTTCTTGATGCGCTATGCGATAAAGTTCTTTATCTTGTTCGTTTTTGAATGTCATTTTAGACATCATTTGTTGAAGAACATCTTCGTGTGAAGCAAAAACATAACGAGTAGCGGCACAAGGTTGAAATCCTGTATCAATTGTGTAAGAAGTTCCAAATTGGAGAGTCGTTGTTAATTCAATTCCCTGACCTGGTTGAAGACGAGTCCAAAGAGTATCCGGTTGAGTCCAAAAATCTGCTGGGTCATCAAATCCTTCTACCATCAAATCACGTAAATAAACGCTTCGAATTTGAGAACCAGTATTTTGAATGTTTGCTTTTATCATAATACCTTGTGGATTATCAAGCCCAATGAGTTTTTCAACTCGAACCGGACAAAGATGAAGACGCTGTGAAAGGACATCTGGATTTAACATCGAAGTGGATTCAATAACATTCATCATATCACGAGATGGCAAATAATTGGGAAGGTCGGCGAGAATGGTGCGACGAATCGCATTCGCCATACTAGTCCAATATTTTGGTTCATCAATTTTATTTAAAAGAGAAAATTTGAGTATTTGAGTTTGACCGGGGATATCGTCAATCATTTCAATGTTCGCCCAACCATCGGTGGGAGTTGCTTTGGGAGTGGAATTCGACTTCATGACAGAGTCCTGTTTAGAACTTAGAAAAGGGTAAAAACAAAAATCAATTTTTCGTTTTCCATTCTTGTGCGTTAAAAGAAACTGTTATTTTTTTAAATGTGTCATTAAGAAGAATCTTTCAAATGGCGAATGCGTCGATCCTTTTTTATAGTAATCGGTGTGCTTTCTCAAAAGAATTAATTGGAGAACTTTATAAAACAGGTCTTATCGAATCCTTTCAAAAGATTTGTGTTGATAATGCTACCAATATACCAAAAGGGATTACCAGTGTTCCAACAATGATTGTTCCTCGCTATCCTCGTCCATTAGTCGGTCAAGAATGTTTTGCCTGGTTGGACGGTATTCAGCGTCAATTGGCTTCTCGTCAGCAATCTCAGCAAGTGATGCCAGGTTCAACGGGTGCGCCTGTTGGGTTATCAGGAGGCGTTCAAACAGTCAATCGAGATAGTGGTGAAACCAATGCTATGGCAGGTTCGAATGGTGTTCCTGGATTCGAAGATTTACTCCCTTTCTCCGACACGATGAGTGGATTTAGTGATGCGTATAGTTTCATTAGTGATGATAGACCACAAGAACATACATTTGCGTTTTTCCAAACAAATGGAATGGCAAGCAACCAAATGCCATCTGGGTCAGGAGGGATACAAACACCACAGGAAGTCAATAATAGTGATAAACAAAATGAATTAAATAGCAGATTGGAACGTATGAAAGCAGACCGAGACCGGGATTTTGCGATGAGTATGGGACCAGGAAGAACATAGTTTAAAGAGGATGAAAATTGTGAGTAAATACGAACGCTTTGTCGTTTGAGTTGATTGGATAAAAATCGTTTAAGGAGACAGAGGACGATGACAACTTTAACGAAATTTAATAATACGTTAAATGAGTTAATTTTGAGTTTGCGAGATGTTGTTCGAGATGATTATCCGTCGATTGATCGAACGATTGGTTTATTTCAGGATCGTTTAGAGTTATTACGTAAGGCAAATCCACGAAAGGTGATTGATGGTTTTATTTTTTTCATTTATCCATATCGAGATGAGATTATGAAGAAAGATGAGGGGTTTTTCCTTCGTCATAACTTTGATGATGCTGTGAATGAGGCGGGTATGGAGGGTAATTTGGTGGATGTTTTACACATCAAAGAGATTTGGTCGGGTTATGCGAATGCACAGATGAAAGAGACAATTTGGGAGTATTTCCAGGTGATGATTTTATTATCGGAACGTTTTATGGAGGAGAAGGGTGGTCGTGGTAATTTTGCGTTCCAAGTGCGTTCGTAAGTTTTTTGATAGAATCGTTTTTCTCATTGGATAACAAGAATGTCATCCAATACTTCCGCACCAGAGCCCAAGCCAGATGTGATTAATGAAATCCAGCGTGTTTTCCTTGAATTTCTGTCAGATTTAGGGACATTATATCCAGAGAATGTGAATATCAAGGAGATGAGAGGTAAAGTGGAGGGAGATGGTATGGTAGCGCTTCGCCATATTTTACCGGCAATTTTACCGCATATGGAGGAGATTTCACGTAGAGATAGTGCTGCGTGTATTGGTTTGGGGGAGCAGTTGATGTTAGTTCCTGGTTTTAGTTTTAAGATGTGTTGGGAGGGAAATGGCGAGGTGATATCACAGACAAGTCAGGAGGCTTTATGGAAATATTTACATACTTTTTATTATTTGACGTGTTCTTATGAGAAACTTGATGATATTTTGCATGAGTTTGCGCCACCACATCCGGCATTTAATGGAATTATTCGAAACTTACGAAACCATTCGAAGATTTCACAGCAGATTATTGCGGGAGGGATGTTTAAGATGCCGGGAGATGTTCCGGGAGGGGGGAATGTTCCGGCGGGATTTCCTTTTGGGGAGAATTCGGCGATAGGATAGTTGGCGAGAGAGATTGCGTCGGAGGTTGATTTTGCGGCATTTCAGGATATTAAGTCTCCTGCTGATTTATTCCGTGGAATGTTTGGTGGTGCGGGTGGTCCAAGTGCGGATGGAGCGGGTGGTGTTGGTCGTTTGATATCAACCGTCGGACAGAAATTGACGGATCGTTTAAGTAATGGGAAGATTAATGAGGCAAATATTTTCCAGGAAGCACAACAAATGATGGGAATGATGAGCCCAATGATGACACAAATGATGAGTTCGGCATTTTTCCCACCAGGTGCGGGAGGCAAAAAGGGTGGTGGAATCAATCCATTTGATATGATGAGTATGATGATGGGAGGAATGCCACAACAGAGTGCTCCAACGGCAACGGCGCCAAAACAGACTGCGCCAACATCAGCACCACAGGAGACGGGAGAGAAAAAGAAGAAGAAGAAGGGTAAGAAACATTAAGTTTTTATTTTTGAGTCGATATTTCAAAAATAATTGTCTATTGAACGAATAGGTAATGAGTAAGACTCGTGAAAGTGATCCATTTTGGGCGGAAAAGCCTTCTATTTTATGGCAACGAGATCGTTTATCGGAGTTTGTCCCCGCTCCTAATATGTCGTGGGCGGAAATGTTAAATTCATTGGTTCGAGGATCCGCATTGATATCTCTTGTTTTAGTATTATATTTTCAAACAGATTCACCTTTTTATATTTTATTATTTATTTTAATTTTGACTTATATTATTGCGAAATATCCTGGACCTGTTATGGCTCAGTTGAATAAAGCCCAGAGTTGGTTAAAGAAATTTCCGGTGATGGGTGAAGCCAAAAGTAAAGAAGATAAATTAGTAGAGAATGCCGAATTTTTCGTCCAACCCAATTCAACCAATGAAAATTGGAAAGGTGCGTCAGTTCAGCCAACTGTCAATAATCCCTTTATGAACTTTAATATTTTTACGGATCCAACGACAAAACAAGCGAGTCCATTAAGTTATAGTTCTCCATCTTTACAAGCAGAAATTGAAAAAAATTATCAAAAAGAATTATATCGTGATGTAAGTGATTTATATAATAAATCTCACGGACAGCGTCAATTCTATACAACACCCAGCACAACATTCCCCAACGACCAAACTTCTTTTGCGAGATGGTTGTATGCCACACCACCCACTTGTAAAGAGGAGGGTATTCGTTGTATTCCTTATGACAATAATCCGGTTAATCCAATTGCGACGTCAGCACAGGCATTATTTTATCCAACACCAACAGTTCCAACGGTATCAACACCAATTGGATAAGTGTTTTTTGATGAAAAATCAAAAAACTTATTTTCTTGGTTCGATGTAGAAACGATGAGTCAAAACGATTTACCATGTCAGAAAATGAACGATCAATTATTTTCATATCCTTTTTCTCTTCCAATGATGGGTGATATGGGAACTCTACGTGTGGGTCAGCGCACTCGTCCCACGATTACCGAGACGGGTCGTGAGCGTTCGCATCTAACTCGTGTAGATGAGTGTCAAGAGGATTCACCAACAGCGGCACAGTGGATGTTTCCCAGTCGTATGGGAGGTCGTTTCCTTTTAGAAAGCCGTCCGATTGCCACGGTTCCATTTATGGGTGCGGGTCAAACTGTTATTACCGATGTTGATGTTTATTCCAAATATTTGACGGGTTTGGATACAGCAACAAAGAAAGCAAATAATGCGGGTGCTGGAATCAGTTTAGATCGAACGATACCATTGGTGCCAAGTTTAGCCCGTGAAATTCAAAATCCAGAACATTATATTCCAAAATATTGGGTTCGTGGTGGAATGGATACCCGTAGTGTGACCCAAAACTTAGATTATGCGGCAAGATGTTTAGCCGCCGGTGTTAGTTCCGCAGATAACTCTGACCCAACATTAGTTAAATTAACAGGTCAAGTGCCATGCACCAATATTCACGGCGAGATGTATCTTGGATAAATTAAAATCGAAGTTTGAGATAGAATAACGCTTTTATCTCAAAATGACTAGTAATCATCTTATGTATGATGAGTGCGCTTATGCCAAGCGTCTTCAACAAAGTGAAGGTCCATACAATTACGCAATGTATCCCGGTAAATACGCTTCTACCGCTCAATGCCGTATGGAGTTAGGTGTTGTCGGTGGTAATAATGTTAGCATCTTTAAAGGTAATTTAGTCGATTTAGAGTCTGATTTACGAGGACAGACTCGTATGGCGTCTTTATGTCCTTCGAATAAATATGTGCCAGGTTGCAATAATTATCGTATGGATGGCGATGGAACACCATGTGGTCCAGTTCCAGCGGATAGACTTCAAGCACTTCCAACGTGCCAGATGATGTCCTATCCTGCGGTTCAAATGCCAAATCCACCCATGCCATCTTGCGTTTATACAACCGATGGTAAAATCAAATATAACAAATAAGTTTTTTTTGAAAAAATATCAAAAAAAAAACTACGTTAAAAATAGGAACACGTAAGAAATATGAGTTTTCAACGAACCCGTTATGACCCAGGTGAAGCCAAACAATATATCAATGAATCTGCTGCCGCAGCATCTTATCCTTTAAATACGCCTGTTATGTGTGGTAATTGTTTCCCATCAGATCCACGAATTGTGGCGCAGAAGACTGGTGTTAGTTTAAACACGGGTGTCGGTCAGCGTTTTTATTCGGGTCCAGTAGATGTAGAAACTGATTTATTAGGTATTAATCGTCCGTTAAGCCGTGTCCCCAGTGAAAAGTATAATGCTCGTTGCCAGAACTGCAATTGCACCCATATCGGTCAGCCCTGTGGAGATGGAGTTCAAACGGGTTGCCAACCCATGAGCACGGATTCATTTCCCGCAGCCGCTTTCCGTAAATCAGGACAACGTTGCAATGATAATAATTTAATGGATTTCCCATCTTGCTTTTTCAGTGTGGAGGATACCCGTTTAACGAATCCACCCAGCAATATCCGTGGTATGACGATGAATCGTTTTATTCCTCTTTTATTACCACCACAAGAACAAGTCCTCTTCCCCGGTGAAGCCAATGTTCCAAGTCGTATTGTATTTAAAGACAATCATCGAGCGTGTGTGCCAAATTTGAGAACAATTTCTGCGGATCCATTACCGCCAGCGAAGCCATTACCCTGCCCCTTAACGAATCCATCATGTGCGGCTTTTACTGGTTCAATGTATCAGTATGATGTTTGTGGTTAGTTATTAACAATGCGAACACAAGTAATGTTTTTTTCGATGAGAGAGCACCAGATGCCGGTATAATTGAGATTACCGACATGTTTATTTAGGTCAATGGCTAATTCTAATATTTTAGAAGTTAGACCATTATGATATCGATTTACGTAGATTTGCCATTGTCGAATCTCAGATTGGCAATCAAAACATCCATCATATAAATGTTGAAATAATTTTTGACAACCAAAATCCATTCTTCGTTTAACCGCATTATGATAAAAGAAATATTCTTCCCAATCCGTCCAATCATATTCTTTTTGAGGATATTTACGTCGTCCAATGGGTCTTTCTACGATGAGACGTCCTTCTGTGCTTTTTTGGTTTGGAAATGATTGAAACCAGATTTTTCCATCTAAATATTTACTTTTATGATGTTTATTATTTTCTTCTGGATAAGGAAATCTAAATTTTAACATAGCCACTCTTGGTCTCCATTGAATCACCATTGCTTCTTGAAGATCATTATCTTTCATTAATTGTTTATCATGTTCTACTCCGGTCATTCCATCCGTAGCACGTAAATCACTAATTAAAAGGAAGTCATTACCCCAATCTTGATGTTCTTTCTTCCATTTATCGATTTCTTCATAAGTCATATATTTTTGTATAATTTTAAAAGTATTTGGTTGTTTAATTAAATCACTCGAAAAAGGATTCGGATCCCATAATTCCCATTTTAGTTTCAAATCACCAAACAAATTATTTAAATAAGTTGTATGAAGACCTGGCGCACTTCCAACATAAACAATTTTATCATTTGGTTTTGCAAATTCTAATAGAAATCGTAATTCAGAGAGAAATAATTTACGTTGTCCTCTATGAAGCATCATATTACATTTCTTTCCTTCTCTTGCCTTCTCGAAAACATATTCTAACTTTTTATTAGACTCATGAAGTGTCGCAAATTGTTCTAACCATTCAACTGGATCTTCCGTCTGTTTTTCTTGTTTCTTTGCTGGATAAGGCAAATGCGGATTTTTTAAATCTAATTGACACGTTCCCTTACAAGTTGTTTGCCTTTTTACTAATTTTTTAACATCATCTAAGGAACATAAATCCTCTTTCTTTTTATTTGAATTAAACTTTTTAATCATCTTATTCATAACAAAGTTAAAATCTGGTTGCTTATGCGAAATATAACCACCAACCTCTCTATCGTCTTTAAATACCCCGAGTATTTAAAGAACTAATTTTTTTAAGTTAGATGTTTAAAAAAGCGATTGCACGTTTCGCTTCATTTACATACTTGTCTCGTGCGAGAATCGTTAATCCATTATTATTGATATAACGTTTTATTAAGACCCACTCTGGATGTTCTTTTAAAAACTCTTCAACGGCGGGCCATAATCCCTTTAATATTTCCTCTCTTAAAAAACCGGAATCCTTCATTTGCTTTTCAATATCCATATTCATACGGAAACTTTCTCCTCTTTCAGCATCAACGGTCGTATCATGCATAACAATAAACTTATTTGTAATCTTATGAAACTTTGCCAGTTCTCTCTTTAATTGCGCATAAACATGCCACGTATCAATAAAAGTCATATCATAGTTTCGAGTAATCTCTAATTCTAAATTATTTTTAGCAATAAATGAGATAGATAAACCAGTATCTTTTGTATCATTCATAATTTCATTTATAGGACATTCATCAATATCATTCATAAATAGGGTCTTTTCATCATAACCATTGTTGATTAAGCCATGAGCAAATGAGTAGGATGAAATAACTCCACGGACACCCGTTTCAAAGACTGACTCACAATGCGCTGCCAAACTTGCTAAAATAATCAAATGCTCGTTAATATCAGATGGACTTCGGTATAATCCCCAATACTTTCGTGCTACAATACTCATTTTATAATTTATAATAAATATATTAATTATTTTAAACGCATTATTTCTATTCTTGATATGTGAAAACAACGAAAAAAACATCTTATTGATAACAAAATTAAAACTGGTTTAAAGGGTTTGATTTTAATATTAGAAAGAGACAGCATGACAAGTGCGAACTCAGATAATCCCCATGGGAAGGATGATTTAAAACCGAATCCTCCTGTGGTTGCTACGTTCGGTTTTACTGAATCCAAAGATTTGGTTGCTTATACAAAATTTGAAGATATGAATGTTCCGGTTAAGATTTTAGAGGGTATTTTTGCGTATGGTTGGGATAAGCCCAGTCCTATTCAGCAAAAGGCAATTGTGCCATTAATGAATGGACGTGATGTTATCGCACAGGCACAATCAGGAACAGGAAAAACGGGTGCTTTTACGATTGGAACTTTATCAAGTGTAAATACGAATAAAGAGAAACCACAGATTCTTATGTTAAGTCCAGTGCGTGATTTGGCTATGCAGACCTATCATCTGGTGAAGAATTTGATATCTCGCACGCAATTAAAAGTAGCGTTATGTATTGGGTCAGGAGCAAGTAGCAATAATGAGGAGATGCGTCGTCCTCGACAAATGAATCAGGAAGAAACGGATTGGACTTCACAAATTATTGTGGGAACACCGGGACGTGTTTGGGATTGTATGCGACGAGGGCGTTTTCAAACGGCAGATTTGAATGTTTTAATTTTAGATGAGGCTGATGAAATGTTAAGTAAAGGGTTTAAAGACCAGATTAAAACGATTTTCCAATTTTTGCCCCGAGATATTCAGGTTGGTTTATTTAGTGCTACACTTCCCGATGATATTTTAGAGTTATCAAATGCTTTTATGCGAGATCCAATTCGTATTTTGGTGAAGAAGGAGATGCTGACGTTGGAGGGTATTCGTCAGTATTATATTTATTTGAAGAGTGATAATTGGAAGTTTGATGTATTATGTGATTTGTATTCTTCTTTGAGTGTAGCGCAAACGATTATTTTTTGTAATTCGAAGCAACGTGTGATGGAACTTCAAAAGAAACTTCAAGATAGTAATTATACAGTAGATATTCTTCATGGAGGAATGGAGCAGGTTGAACGTAATGAGGTAATGCGTCGTTTTCGTTTGGGTGAATCACGTATTCTTCTTTCGACAGACATCATTAGTCGTGGTATTGACATTCAGCAGATTTCATTAATTATCAATTATGATTTGCCATTCCGTCCAGAGCCATATCTACATCGTATTGGTCGTAGTGGTCGTTATGGAAGGAAGGGAGTTGCGGTTAATTTGGTGACTGATGATGATTATCAAAATCTGCGTTGTATTGAGAAGTTTTACAATACGCAGATTGAGTTAATGCCGACAAACTTTATGGAATATTTGAATTAGTTTTTTTGAGGGCGTTTAGACGCCATCAAAAAGTTTTAATTTGTAAGATACTTGACGGGAAGGGGTGATAAAGAGGAATCACCACTAACAACTTGAAGGGCGTCCATAGGAGAATTTACATTCATTTCAGCCAATTTTTTAACCCATCGTTCCAGCATTGTATTTTGAAATTTACTTTGTTCGACATTTTGTTGAACTTCTTCATCATATTTACGTTTATTGGCAGCAACAACATGCCCTCGATCACATTTTAATCGAAATTCATTGAAACTTTGTATAAAGAAATGATGTTCCCAGATTATGGGAATCGAGTTTAATTGGTTAAATCCTTGAAAATATTCTTTTGCTTCGCCAGTTCCATCGACTAATCGACATTCTTTATCAAATACGCCCCAATGAGGGCTATTAAATCCTTTACACTTGTCTGTTTTATAAATACCTTTTGTATGATTATTAAAAGTATTTGCTGAATAGTGATTTGAATCAATTAATAATTTATCAAAGGGACGAACACGATAAGAACCACAACCCATAAAAAACCAATTCAACATCAATGCGTCCGGCTCATTGAATGCCCGTAATACTTGTGGAATAGATTCATATTCATTTGTAAAGTTAATAAACTCATCATCATCAATAAAAACTAAATATTCTGTTTCATCACGATATTGGTTCAAACAAAAATTATAAATACTTCCTAAAACATTCTCTTGACCTTTTTCTCCATCAAATATATGAAGTGTCACATCATTCATTCCTTTTAACAAATAACTTAAATCATATAGACTACGATTATCAAAAATATAAAAATGTTCGACACCCATCATACGATGATATAATAACAACTCTGCTAACATAAATGGATTAATCACACGAATTAACACACACGCTGACAAATAATATTTCTTCATTATGACTTGTCTGGATTATTTTTTTATATTTAGGACGAAACAAAAAATGATTTCTTTGATAAAATAAAATAAAAGACCAAAAATGGGACAAATTTATTCCAAGAAACGTAATCCAAAAACATCTAATTTAAAAAATGATGAAGACCGTCGGGTCTCTTGTTTTCACCTTACCACGGGTGTTCTTACGTATTTCCCCTGTTGTCAAATATGGGAACATTGTCGAATCTGTCATTTCTCCTCATGTCGCACTCCACTTATGGAAACCCTTTTAGATGAAAATGGGATTATGCGAAACGCACGCAAAAAATGTTTTAGTTGTGGTGAGGAGCAGATGTTTGGGGAAGGTAATTGTGTTCGTTGCGAGAGACCATTTGGTTCTTATATTTGTGTGAGTTGTGAGAATGCGTGCGATACACCGAATATGTATCATTGTAATCGGTGTAATTATTGTGTGAATAAGAATGTGGAACATTGTCGTTCTTGTGATGAGTGTTGTTGCGACAGCGAACATGG